ATTTCTTTGCTAATTCAGTTATATATTGTTTATCTGAGTCTTGTAACATCATGAAAGGTCTTGCTTCGATGTTGATTGTCATATTTCTTTTATGAGCAGATACATTGACCATTTTTGCATTGATAGGTCTTCCAAAAGCCTGCGTTATTTTTCTTTGATGATTTTTAACATTCTGAACTATATTCTTTTTTGCTCCAAATTGATGAGTTGAAGCATAAACAATATTAGTCCCTACTGTTACAGTTTGCTTATCGAATTTATAGTGAATCGATCTCATCAGCTTGCCAGTATCAATAAGCGTTTTGCCAAGCCTTGATTTACCATCTTTCTTAGAAATATGAGCATTTTTTGACCTCTGTGAAGGCTTCCATTTTACGGGTCTTCCACCTTCTCTGAAATTCATCATGATTGATCTGGTGACACGCTCCCCAATTTCACGCATTACGAAACTAACATCTATACTCATAATCTCCTCCGGTTGAAATAATTGTAACAGCACTGTTTGATTCTGCAACTTCAATTCCTGTAATCGTACCGGTAACAATCTTTTCAAGCAATTCAATGCAATTGTTATACAATTTTGAATAATCTTCTTCAGAATTAACCTGTAGATTTGCCTGCATGATATAATAATATGCAAGTGTCGAGGCAATACGGATAATGATACCAGGGACGCTTTCAGGATTGATAACAAATCTGGTGCCGAGATAACCATCTATAAGTGCTTCAGCGTCATCAATCGCTGTATTGATTTCATCATCTGTATGTTCTGAAAATCCGGGGTATCTCAAGAGAAATTCTTCTTTGGTAATGTATTTATTCATAATTCACCTCTTTATCTTTTGTGTCTATTGTACAAACCTTTTTATATTTGTCTAAGTATTTGAGCCATATATATATATATGCTTTAATATACTTGATTATATTATAAGACTGATTATAATTTGCTCAAAGATTATGATTAAGGCGGTTGTAAATGGTGAATGTAATTAACAATATACTTGATAAGTTGAAAACAGTCGAAGCGTTGAAATATGTTGATATGTATTATTCGCAAGACGAGTCAAAAATGAATTTGATTAAGTTTCCTGCTGTCTTAATAAATTTGGTTAATATCAATTATAATAAAGTTGCCACAACCGCCTACGACCGCACTTTAACGATTGGTATGCTGTTTTTTTATACAGCAGTTAAACCATGTGCTGAAAAGGAAATTGAAGCACTTGAAATATTAGATGACATTTATCAGGTACTTAGAAACGAACTGGAAATCACTTTTAAAGATGCTTCATGTATCGAAAGAACCAGCACACTTACAACTTATTATATTGAGTTAGAATACTCAGGGGATTTGATATGAAAGACAAAACAAAACAATACTATTCACTGCATGAACTGGAATTATCTGAACAACAACCAGAGTCGGGGACTCTTACAGTTCTGGCTGGTGTGGTAGGGAAATGGAGTCATCCGGCAGGTGATTTTGAAATTACTCAATCCGATGTTGAAAATATGGTCAATGACTTCAACAAGAAAAAAAGAGATTTGCTGTTTGACTTCGATCATCGCTGTCTCGATCCGTTCGCAAATAATTCAAAGTCTGCCGGTTGGGGAAAAGTGTTAAGAGCAACAGAAAAGGGTTTAGAAATTGACGTTGAGTTTACTCCAGCAGGTAAGCAGGCAATCGAAAACAAAGAATATCGTTATCTATCACCGGTGTATGTCATGTCAAGCAATCGCAAAGACCGCAAGGTTTCATTACATTCAGTTGCATTGACGAACATCCCGTTTTTGAAAGAACTTCCCGCAATCGTAAACTCAGAAAAAAACGAAACCAATAAACAAGGAGAGAATATGGAAGAATTAGTTAAAATCCTCGCATGTTCAGAAGAAGAAGTTGCAGATAAAGTAAAAGCTATCATTGCAAAAAATTCTGAAATGCAAACTCAATTGTCTGAACTGCAAGCTAAACAGGCAGAATCAGAAGTTGATCTGGCAATCGCAAACAATCAAATCAAGAAAGATCAAAGGACTTTCGCACTTAACTTAAGATTGAAAGATGCAGATCTTTTTAATCAGTTTTTATCTTCAAACAAAATCGAAGCACCACAGGGGACCATTGAAATCCCAAACAGTTCTAAAGAATCTAATGTAGTGAAATTCTCTGAGCTGTTAGATAATCCAGCAAAATTTGTAGAATTCCAGGAAAAAGACCCTGTAAAATTCAATGAAATGTATGAAAAATTTTTAAACGGAGGTGAATAATGGGTTTTAATCCTCAAATCTGGTCAGCAAAGACCGTAAATGCCATGGAACGGGCTATGAAGACCCGTAAGACTGTAATCGCAACTATTACAGATTATACAAAATTTACCGAAGGGACTCAGGCCGAAGCATATAACGGTCCGATCATAGGCTCCGCTTCAATTGCTACACTCCCAGCGTCATCAGGAGATATTAACAGCCCAACAAACACAGTGTTAAATTTGCCTTTTGATCAGAAAAAAGGCGTTATATTTAACATTTCTGATATTGACAATGCTCAAACAAATGTCAATCTTCTGAATGAATACACAGCAGACGCTGGTGATACATTGCTTGATGATTACGACTTGGAAGTCGTTAAAACAATCATTGGAGGTCTTACAACAGACGGAACTCAAAGAAAAGTTTTAACAGACAGTTCAAATCTCGTCATTACCGAAGCTGATTTTATTAAAGCAAAAGCTTATCTTAACAGCGTTAAAGCTCCAACAAAAGGGCGTACCTGTTTAATTAGTCCTGTTCATGAATCACAGCTTTATACAATCGCAAACTTCATTTCAAGAGATAAAATAGCAAGCTCTGAGGCTGTCCCAGAAGGTGTAATTGGTAGACTGCATGGCTTTGATATTTTACTTTATAATGATATGCCAAAGGTAAACACTTCTGGCAAAATTGATGCGACACCTGGGAATAATACTAAGAACTGTACACTCTTCTATCAATCTCTAGTGTGCGCATTTGCTCGTCAAAAAGCGATTGGTACAAAAGTCGCAGATAATGCACTTTTACCCGGTGCAACCGTTAACATCTACAGTGTTTACGGTCGTAAAATCCAAAAAGGCGCTTACGGATACCTTGTTTACGATAAAGCAAGCTAAGAAAGACTGACAATATGAAAAGAATCATATTACTATTAATCATAATGATTAGCATGACAATTCTGTTTGCTCAGGATGTGCCTGTTGATAATCCGGTTCAATCTCTATTGACTGACACGATTGCTCAGGTGATTGCTTTATTTATGGTCGCTTTGCTTAATCTTGTCATTTATGCTGTCAACAGGTATTTCAAAATCAAGATTAATAAAGACAAAGTGATTGCATTCATCGCTGAAAAATCAGCAGAGGCAAAAGCATTAAATCTGACTGAAGAACAGAAAAAAGGCTATGTTGTTGAGCATATAAAAAACGATAAAGAAATTTCTAAATGGACTAACATATTTTTCAGGACAGCCAGTGCAGGCGCTGAATTGGTCTATCGGAATATTATCAAGAAAAGAAAATAAAACATCGGGAGGTTTAACGACCTCCCTAACTTTCTAAAAAGGGCAATAATGGAAAAAGCAAAGCGTATCATAAAAGAGTTTGAAGGACTGAGACTCAAAGCATACAAGTGTCCGGCTGGTGTATTGACGATTGGATATGGTCACACAAAAGGAGTGACTCCTTCAATGCAAATTAATAATGAATCTGCTGAAAGATTGTTAGAAATTGACATTGCAATTGTGGCAAACTCAATCAGAAAATTACTAAAGGTTGATTTAAACGACAATCAGGTTCAGGCGCTTGTGTCATTCGTTTTCAATATCGGGTCAGGTAACTTTGCAAAATCAACATTATTAAAAAAGATAAATAACAAGGATTTTAAAGGCGCTTCTTCTGAATTCTCAAAGTGGGTATATGCGAAAGGCAAGCAATTACCCGGGCTGGTCAGAAGAAGAAAAGCGGAAAAGGAGCTGTTCAATGAATCAGTCTAATGACAGCAACGAACGACTTGCACGCATTGAAACAGTTGTCGAACATATTCAAGGTTCAATTGAAGAACAAAAAGAACAAGTTGGGCTTATTCATAATAAACTTGATATATTCAATTCTCATAAAATTGAATGTGAAAGGACATTCGTGAAACATATTGACACGTCATACTTCGATCGTAACATGAAACGATACGAAGATGAAAAACTAAAAAAAAACAATCTCCTGTTATCAATCGCAAATAATTTCTATAAGTTTGTGATTGCGATTGCAGGAATAATTGTAATTGTGAACAACTTTATTCAAAAGGGGTAAAAAATGGCTAAAATATTTATTGATAAAATAACAGTCAGCAAATCCGGAGGATCCGTTGACCTGACATTGAATGTGAAAGGTTCTGTTATTGTTGACAAGGACACCGAAGAAGCTCTGACAAGTGGATTGACATATATCGACGGTGAAAAGGTAGATATTAATATTGAATGTATTGATGAACCATTAGCGAATTATAACCTGATCAGAGGAATGCACAACGTTACTTTAACAAGTGTTTCGTTCTATAAAAACTCAGTTTTACAGTTTGCTGCATTGGGTTGCCGTATATATGGCAAATTAGAACTTTCAGGATCATCTGTACCAAAAATCACAATCACAGGTGGCAAGAAATTTGCTTCGTCAGACTCAATCTCATCACATGTGTCATTGCCTTCTTAAGGGGGTAATATGAAAACATTTTATGATGTATATATAAGATTGTCAACAAGTACAGGGATTACAAGTCTTGACCAAGTCCTACATGGTGAGAATGGAT